TCGAACTGACGGCACGCCTGAAGCGTTCATCCTGGGAAATGTCGGCAGCGCCCTCCGGACGATTGGCGCGCTGGATGGCACGGGCGTTAGCGCGCTGCCGCTCAACCATCTCCTCACCGCCGATGGTGCGGAAGACCGGTTCCACAACGCTCTTCGCGGTTTCAGACAAACCCCTGCGAATTAAACCCAGACCGCGCACAGCGGCGCGGCCCGTTCGATTGGCGGTATCTTGGATGTATCCAAGTTCTCCGATGTCGCCACCGGATTGCCGCTGCAGTTCCATCTCACGGCGCGTTTCCGCCGCGAGCTTGCGGTCCTCGGAATCCTCGACGATCTCGAAGCCGCTGTAGTCATCACGAGCGGGTGCCTCGATGACCTCAAATCCTGTGTAGTCGTCAGCCATTGTTAGGGCTTTCTAGGCGCGGGCGGTGTGCGGTACAGTATTCCATCGGTCCCGTAGAAGGGCGAGTTCGGGGGAAGTGATCTTGCCTGTTGAGGTGAGAGGGTCGGGATCTGGGCGCGGCTGGCTGGCGCGTTGGGCGCGGTCGGTGTTGCCGGGACAGGCGCGGGAATGGGGGCCGGGGCGGTGATAGCGGGCCCCGTTGCGGCGGTGGTGGATGCGCCGATGGGCGCGTAATCGACTGCGGGCGTGTCCATGTCGGATGGGGCGGGCGACCGTCTCAGCGGAGAGCCTGCAACCGGAGGGAACGTGACCATGGGTGCATTCACCACAGGCGCTGGCGGCGTGATCAAGTCGGCGGTGGAATCGTAAAGCATGGAGCGCAACTGATTCCTTCGCGTGATGAGGTTTTCCATCTCCGGTGTGAGCGTCACGGGCTGCGTCCCAAAGTTTAGCATACCAGGTACATCTTCCTGCCGAATTACGCCCGACGTATCGCGGGTGTCATCGTAATAGGTATTGAGGGCCTTGTTGTTGGTCAGCGCGTTCAGCTCGCGCAGCGCCTGCGCGCGGTCGGCATCAGAAAGCCGGGCAGCACCCTGCCGCGCCTGCCGGTCCTCCACCTTCCCGCGCAGATCGGCGAGCTGCCGGTCGATTTCAATTCTTTCACGGGCACGGGCGTCACGATCCGCTGCGGCATCCCGGGCCCGAGCATCGATGGCTTCGGCGTTGGCATTGGAGGCGTCGATTCTTTCCTGCGAAAGCCGGAGGTTCTCGGCGCGCTGGTTCGCGAGGTCTTCAGCCAGGCCCTGCTGCTCGATCGTGGCGACAGGCTTCCCATAGCTCTTGATGGTTTCGATTTTACCCGTAACCGGATTGAGCACACGCCGTGATGTCACCGACATCACATCGGGCGTGGCATAGGTGCCACCGTCCGGCGCGTCGCGGTAAACCTCCTCGATGCTCTGGGATTCATCGAGCACAACTGGCGTGTTCTGGGCCTTGATCGTGTTAATGCGGTTAAGCTCGATCTGGCTGCGCAGCAGCTGGGGTCCGGCCTCAAGTTGCAAGCGGCGGTTCAGGTTTACCAGTGGGCGGAATTCCGCTTCCTGCTGGCGGGCGATGGCGCGGTCCCGCATCTGGCTGAAATTATCCGCCAGCTGCAGGCCTTGATTGGCACCACGCCCAATCGCGGAGAGGTCCAGCGCCAGTATGCGCGGGTCCACCAGGCCCGGCTGCAGTTGAATCCGGGATTGTGTGAACCCGCCTGTTGGGAGAGTTGCCATGGTAGTGTTTAGTTAAATACTATCTGCCGTAATACGTTCCGAGGATGCTTCCATCGGCATTATTAAATCCACCGGTGTCGCCGGGCACAAACGTGCCAGCTGTTTGTGGAGTCTTGGCTGTGTTGGCCCGGTTGGCGTACAGCCCGCCCGCAAGCCCGAGCAGCTGGCCGCCGAAGCCCATATAGTTCGCGCCCTGTTGCGCCCGGATGGCGGCGGCATTGGCGGCAGCTGCGCTGGAGGCGTTGGTGTTGCCGACCGTCAGATCCACCAGGGAAGATCCGGTCAGGCCGCTCTCGGGGCGGGCGATGCTCTGGCCGAAGTTCGCCAGGCCGAGGCGTTCGTTGAAGGTCTGGCCCTGCAAATCCGAGATCAGTGCGGCGGTGCTGGCGCGCTGCGCGAGCTGCTGTTGGAGGGCGGCATTCTGCGCCTGGATCACAGCTTGATCCTGGCCGCCCAGTTGAGCGGCGGTGTTGAGGCGTTGCTGCTCCAAAGCCATTGCAGACAAACCCAGATCCCGCGCCGAAAGATCACGGCCCAGCCCGAGCGCACCACCGCCTACCGTGCTGGCAGTCGCGCCTGCCCGGCGCGTGGCTTCGTTGCGGGCCGAGGTGCTGAGTTGGCCGCCGAGGGCCAGATCAGAGCCTGCCTTGGCGATGGCGGAATCGAGCAGCGATGAGCGCGCGAGCGGCTGGTTGTTGGTGGTGAAATCCGAGTAGAGCGCACCGCGCAGTGTGTCGCGTGCGGTGTCCGGGTTGGTGTAACTGAGCAGGGATTCGGTGGCGGCGCGGCGGAGGTTGGCCACCTCGGGGTTGAACTGCTGCTCGAGGGCGGCGGAGTCGGCGAGGTTGCGCTTGGCCAGTTCACGGGCCTGCTCATCCAGCTCAGTGATGTTTACCTGTATGTTGCCCGCATTGGCGGCGGCCTGGGCTGCCTTCTTTTGCTGGCTGGCGCCGTAGGCGGCGGAGCCAGCACCGACGACGCTGGCGATTGTGATGGCTGAACTCATGACGTGATTCGTGTTGATTGTTTGGCATCGTTTTCGATGAGGTCGGGCAGCGGGGTCTGGCCCTTAAAGGCGCTCTCGACTGACTGCATAAATTGGTGGATGTGATTCACATCATCCGGGCTCAGATCAGCGGGCGGCTGGCGCTTCACGTACAGCCGGTCCCACACCCGAGACAGGTTGGTGTCGTTATCCGGGTTGGGGTGAAAAGTCGTCATGACGCAGCGTGTTTTTGTGAGCACTACGCGCCGCGTGCCTGCCCGGGTGACGCCCAGAAGCGGGGCCTTGAACAGCCCCCATCCAGACTTCTTCGTCCAGACGTAGGCCTCTCCCTCGGTGAGGGCGAAAGGGTGATCGATCTTGTGTGTCTCGGTCGTGAACAGGTTTCCCGCCTCGATGACGCTCTGGCGGGCGTAGATCCCTTCCGTGAAATCGTGGTTCAGCACCTCGGGCTGCTGCGGCAAAACGGTCAGCCACGCCTCCAGCTTGTCGATGGCCATGGACGCCGACATCGACCGGGCCATGCTCTCTGTATCCACAACTTCAACGCTCTGGGTGGGCGCGTTGTTGAGGGCCTTGGCCACGCCGAACGATTGACGGTAATCGACCAGGATTTCCTCGCCGTACTCCAGATTGCGCAGGGCAAAGGCGTGCGTCTCGTCGCCGATCACCACGAATTTCACGTTGGCTGCTGGCGAATGATTGATGAACCGGCCCTCGATGGTCTTGTTCCCCTGGTAGCGCACGATGCACACGCGGTCACCCGAGCGGTACGCCTTATCGCAGAAGCAGCCCGTGCCATGGATGGGCGACGGAGCAAGGGTCACCTCGGGCGGGTGCTGTTCAGCCGACACGTACTTCGCCGCCGCCATGTCGGCGTGGATCTGCGCGTCCGTCCATCCGATCTCCGCGAGGAAATCAGTGAAGTCGGCCTGATCGTCTGAGACGGCACGAAGCCGTTCAGCGATGGCGTCAGCGAGTTGTTGTGAAGCGCCCATTCTAGTAGCGGATGATCGCGTTCATGCCGATCATCGGGCTGATGTTGTTGTGGCCCTGGTCACCGCCAGCTGCGCTCGTTTGGTTGCCGAGCGCACCGCCAGCACCGACGCTGTTGAACAGCACGCCTTGGTTAGAAGCGTTGTCGTTGCCGTCTGCATTACCGAGGCCGATTGAGGTCAGCGCGTGTTGATGGGAGGGCATTTCCGGCCCGGTCAGCTGGTGGATTTCAGCGCCGCGTTTCTGGCCCAGAGTCCATGGGGTTGCGCCGAGCGCATCGCCGGTGCCGACACCCGCACGGCCACGGCCACGGCAGTCCGGAACGGCGAAGGTAGTCAGGGCGTCACCGCCGTACTGGGTTCCGATGGCGTTATACAGATTCGGATACGCAAGAATGGCCTTGAGCGATCCATCGCAGATCAGCCACGGCAGGCCGGACGGTACGACGCTACCCGCGTAGTCGAGCACCATTCCGGGGAAGAACTGGTCCTGCCAGACAGGCGGCGTGCTAGGGCCGGTGGAGGTGAGCACGGTTCCGGCGACACCGGGGGTGGGAAGAATCGAGGCGATCTGCGAGGCGAGGGTCGCAAAGGCGTCCTCGTAGATGTCGTGCCATGCGCCGCTGTACCAGGTGAACGCGCCCAGCCCCTTGCCCGCAGGCGAGAGTTTGATCCAGAGTTGGTAGATAGTCGGGTCGGGCTCGGTGGCGGAGAGGATATACCGCAAGGTGACATCCTCCACCGGCAGCGGCTGGTAGCTTCCCGTCACCGGCGACCACGCTTTCCAGATGCCGATTGAAGACGAGGTGTCGAGCCATGGGCCTACGTCGTAGGCGGGCTCGGTGGTGCCAGCGGCGAACAGGGCGAAGGCCTGCTGGCTGACAATGCGAAGCCGCTCGGCAATCGCGTCAGCGAGTTCCTGCGGCGTGCCCTGAAAGTTCTGCTTCAGGGCCCCCATCTCGATGATCAGGGGAAGTTGGTTGAGGCTGCTCATGTTATGCCTTGGGTAAGTTTTATTCGCCTATGATCGTGGTCTCGCCGGGGAACGGGTCGTCGGGCAGGCTCACCTGAGAGCCGCTGCTTAAGGACGAGCAGCAGCCACCTTCGGCGGCGGTGTAATCGATCTCCACGAAGCGGGGCGTGAATGGGTTGAGTGCTCGAAAGGGTGTGGTCATAGCATCACGAGGCTCCCGTCCTCCGCCTGTTGTTTGGCCGCTGCGTAAGCGAGTTGGTTGGCCTCCGCTTGAGAGACCGCCGAGGAGTATGTACCCGCCGCAATGACGACCGTGCGGAATCCTCCCGGAAGCTCCGGATCAAAGGCGGTGTAACTCTGCAGCGTGTTGTAGTAGACGATCTCCGCGCACTCGCACATGCGCTCGGCCTTGATGTTGGCCAGAGCCGCCGCCTTCCGGTCGGCATCCGCTTGCGAGATGACGCTCTGGGCGGTGGCCGAGGCGGTGATGGTCTGGCCGGTGCGTGCGCAGTACGACTGCACCGAAGCGGTGCCATCGAATTTCTCAAAGGCGCACCCGGTGATGTATTTGCTCTTCGCCGAGCAGCCCTGCTCCGAGAGGGAGCGTGGGCCGGTCTCGTTGTTCTCACACGTTCCCGAGTTGGTGGCGGCGTAAGGCACCGCCGACATCGTGTAGCCGACGATACCGAGGCGGCCCGACCAGACGACCAGCAGGGAGAACTCGATATCGATGCCGTTGGGTGTGTCCGACTCGATGCCGCAGGTGTTGCAGAAGCCCACGTCGGGCGTCTCCTGCGTCACGATGGATCGGGTCTGAGGCCGGTTCCCGTACATGCACGTATCTCTATCGTAAATACTATCGCCGTAGACCGCGCCCTTGGTGGCGACGATCTCCTTGGTGGCGGCGCGGTAGAACGCGCCCTTCGTCCCGGAGACGCCGATCATCACGGAGACATCGCCCAGGATTTCCCGGGCCTGCACCTCCGCGTACAGGAAGCGTTTCTCGGTTTCCTGAGATCCGAAGCTGTGCGGCTTGAGCTGCACGAAGCAGGTGATGGGTGCGCCGTTGTCCGTGCGGTCGGCTTGATTGGCCTCCCAGAAACTCACGCACCGCGAGTCGTCCATCGAGATGAAGAACACACGCTCGTGGCCGTACATGCGGCCCGTGGCCCACTGCACCGGATGCCAGCCGGTCCAGTACGAGTCCCACGCATTGCCGCCATTTTCCAGCACGGCCTGATCGAGAGACCAGGTGTGGCGGTTGCGGCGGTGGCCCGAGGGCACCGAGACCAGCAGGTAGTTCTCGAAGGCCGCCGTGCAGACACCGCCCTGATCCGGGCCGAGGTTGGCCTTGGAGCACATCATCTCGGTGTCCTGATAATCCATCCGCGAGGTGCGGTTCAGATTCATCGCGGTGTCGGAATTGATCAGGCCCTGCGCGGAGAACCACCAGATCAGCCCGTACTGGCGGATGGGTGAGAACGGGGCGACACAGCCCACGTCGGGGAAGATGACCTTTTGGAAGTTCGGCGTGGACAGCCAGATCGTGCGGTCCTGGATCGAGGTCTGGAACAGCGTGCTGTTGTCGGCGGTGAACACGATCAGGCCGTCCTCAAGTGGCGTCTCGATCATTCCAGTACACTCGCCCGTCAGGTAGAACGAACGGCCCTCGTTGATGTACTGCGCCTCCGTGAACTTGAGCGGGTTGCCGAAGTCAGAAGCAAAAACTTGTCCGCTGCGGGACACCCACAGCCGGTTGCCCGACCACTTCATGAAGAGGCCGACGTAGGTTTCGTCGAAGCCCGGGACGGTGATGATATCACCATTCTCGTCGAAGTTACCGCTGGGCGTGGGGTTGAGGTGCCGCGCCGTCGAGCCATCCCAGAACGCCGCCCGCGTGGCTCCGTCCTGAATCATCAGCACGCTGTACGGGCGATCCAGAAAGTACAGGCCGCCCTCCGCATCGAACTCCGTGGACTTGAGGCAGGGCTCGAAGACGACGTAGCGGCTGGTTGGGTTGAACTGCAGCGGTGTCAGCTGGCGCGACTCCCTGAACGGAAGCGGGGAAATGTAGATCTTGCCGTCCACGGCGGCCACCAGGTGCGGCACTCCGCCTGTAGGCGTGAACGCGGTGAAGCCCTGAATCCGGATGGCACCTGCGGCGACTTGGGCCAGTGAGCGGGTGCCGGGGCGTGTCTGCACGATACCGCCGCGACACACCACGTTCATCCCCGCGACGTACTCGCGATCTGTGAGTGCGCCGGGAAGCGTGTAAGAATCCATCCCACCGACGAGGTAGCCGCTACCGGCCTGGAGCGCCTCGGCCATGATTAGTACCAGCCGCAGCTGCCGCCCTCCATGATGCGGTCGTTATTCGCGTAGACGTTGGTAACGATTTGTGGGCCGAGCGGCGTGGGCGTCTGCTTCACGCTCTGGTCTTCACTGAGCATCCGGGCGGCCTGACTCTCGGCGGCGACGGCATCGTCGTATCGACGCTGGTTGTACATCTTGACCGCCTGGCAGGCCAGTTTGATGGCCAGCTTGTTGTCGCAATCCACCCAGTCGGTGGTGGACCGGATCTCCTTGTTCGCCTTGCGGTATTTTATCCGGGCCCAGCCGTTGTTGCAGGCGAGCCGGATACGCCGGTACGCCGGATACTTCTCGGTGGGATCGTAATACCCTATCAAAACCTTGTTGGTGTTCTGATCCGGGTTGTTCGGATCGATGGCGACCAGACGCACGAAGCCCTGCCGGGGCAGCTGCAGCGAGATGCGGTCGATGCGCGCAATCAGGGGCGCGGTCGGGTTGGCGAGCGGATAGCCGTGGATGGTCGGGATCAGGAATCCCTCCACCTGCTGGCCGTTCGCACCGGGCTGCCAGACCGCCTTGCCGTTCGCGTCTGTGCCGAAGAGACGGACCTCCTTGTTGCTGTCGGCGGCGTTTTCGACGACCGCCACGACATGGCTGGGAGCGGTCAGATCCCGGAAGGTGACGACCTCGCCCAGCTCGTCAGCGTAGCCGCAGTCCGTCCAGTTGTTCGGGCCGACGCCGTTGATGTGAAATTGATACCACTGGTCGCGCAAATAATTGACGCCGCCGCAGGTGGCCACACCCAGCACGGTGCCCACAAACTTGGGGAGCGTGACGCATGAGGCGCAGACCGAGATGTCGATGGTGCCGAGCGAAAAATCGAAGTGTGCCTTCTGCTCCAGCAGGCGGAGGGCATCCGTCAGGCCAGAGTAAACCTGCGGGAGATCGCAGGTCGCGAGTCCATCGGCAGACGTGATGTCCGGCAGTAGATCATTTACGGTGAATCCCATGGCTTAGTCCTCGTACTCCTCCTCGGAGTCATCGGCCTCATCGGCCTTTGCGCGCTTGGCGACTGCGCGATCTAGGGACTCGCCGAACCCGCGCTTCGCGGGCTTGGAGCCACCCAATGGTTTTATAGCAGTTACCTCTAAATCGCAATAATACTCCGTCTTTCCGTCGCGCTTGCGCACACCGGAGTCGCCCTTCTTGAACTTGATGATGGCAGCGCCCTCGTCCTTAAATTCGACTTTTTCGGAGCCGTGGACGTGGAGAGTTGGATAGAAGACACGCGGCTCCTTGGCTTCGGAGGGCATGACTTCAGAGGGCTTGGTGCCGAGGTCTATGAATTCGTCGTCGGGCATGGCGGGGAATGGTTGTTGGAGGAGAAGT